GTCCATCGACGGCTCATCAAAATCCATAGCCGGAGCAGCTTGGGCAGGAGGTGTCGTTAAACGCTCCTGGACGGGCTGTGACGGAGTTTGATCGGCACCCTTGGCACTTTCACTAATAAACGTGTAAAGCGGCTCAGAGAGCTTTGTATACACGTCCTTGGCTGCGTCCAGAATCGTTGCTTCAGAAACATCTGACTTAGCATTGAAACGGCTACATGCAACCAGAATTGCGTTGCCAGCACTTGCACCGACCGGGTTGGAATCGACTGGCTTACCAGTACGCTCCGCAACGAACGCTTTCATATCCAATGTGGCACGATGAATGGCCTTAGCTGTCTCCAGCTCATCCTTCACTTTATAACCGGCACCCATCAACTCTTTCAGACCGTTAATGGCGTGCCCTGTTTCAACACCATATTGGTCGTACCCGCCACTCTTTTTACCACCAGAACTACCACTGTTCTGACCTGCGGGTCCATAAGCTTTGAATCCGTTCAGGATGTGACCGTTAGACATATCCACAAAGGCAGTCATTCGTCCACCGACAGATACCTGGGCCAGTTGTTCATCGGAGAGAACTACACCACCGGGGCCGTTCTTCTCGTCATTAACAGTCGCCAGATTACCTACGATTTCGGTAATCTCACCGTAGATCTTAACACCACCGCCTGACTGTGCTGCTGTGGCAGAAGACTGCTGCTGACGAGGTGCAGCTTGACCAGCTTTGCTTTCATCCAGAATGTTGAATGTCTTGCCGCTTAAAGTGCCGTTGATATAGGTTTTATCCCCATTCTTAGAGACTTTCAGCGGGAAAGATACAACCATGCCAGCCAGAATATCTTTATAACCGGAGTCAAACTTGACCTGAACTTTATCAGTGTGGCTGGCGTGAAGCTTCTTCTCACCCATACCGATCCAATCGCCTTGGCTCTGTGGATCTACCACGTTATTATCTGCATCAACTTCCTGCATTAAAAAGCTGATAGTGTGGGTGGCTTCAATCACCTTAGCAGGCTGACCGTTACGTGCAGGGATATGGGTACGCTTAACACCGTCCTGATCGGCATTCTTCACAGGTTTGATGCTGATGAATTTGATGCTGCCTTTTGCGAAGTGGTTTACTTTGCCAGACATCGGGTCTTTGTATTCGTTTACTACGCTCATCTTCTCTCCTTTATTACTCAGATTTTTCTTCAACGACTTGTGTAACTGGTACAGCAAGAAGTTGATCAACCAACATATCTTCAACTTGCGCCAAAAGATTTTGCGCGAAGGTTGAAGCTCCACTCAGTTGCATCACAGCATTACGCTGACCACGAATCCAGGCCAACGCCGTTTCGATAGTTTCGTGTTTGCCTTCACTGATCAAACGTTCCATTTCTTTTCTGACGGGTTCAGAATTTATATGGTCAGCCATCTGAACGCTGGCACTTGAGAGGAAAATCACAGTTCCGAACTGATTGGGGTCTAGTCCCAGGAATCGTGCTTCGTTGGTAGGGGTTACTTCTTCAGTCATCAATCCTCCATTTATTAGTGAAGGGGTATCTTACCCCTTTACACTTGTTATGTCAATTACTTTCTTTTCTTTTTTGAATTTGACATCATATCAGCCACACGGCCTACACTTGCCAGTCCCAGCCACCCGATAATCGCCATCAGGAAGAAGAAAAGAAGAACGGCAACACCGAAGTAGAGCGGTAGTAAAACAAGCCACCACGACCAGGCGATCACGCCGCACAGTTTAAGCGTGATAAATACCAACGCCAAAAGACCTAAGAAACCAATTTTCATTTTATCTCCTTAATCACAACTACCTGAAAATGATGAACTCGAATCACAGGAGGAATACGAGTCATGACTACTTGACGAGTGACTTGGCGTATGATGAGTATACGTATCACTAATCGTGGTTGTATTGATGATCGCCGCATCATCATTTCTCCGGCGATAACCGCCATCCTCCACGACCACACGCCTTTTAGGCGGTGAAGGTGGCGTTGGGGGTGACATTTTCAATCTACGCTCATTGTTTTGTCTTGCTTGACGAAGGGCCTCGTTGAGCGTCTCATTAAGCTCTTCAGAAGATATTGTGGTCACCTTGGTTGTTTGGCTAACAAAAGTGCTGTTTCCCTTCCCTATAGATACGACCGTTGGTGTACTGAATAACCCCAATAACCATTTGAAAAATTTTCGGATTTTATTCATTCCGATCTACCTCCTCAAGAATTTCTCTCAGCGGAGGAACAGTAACCCCATTCTCCAACAAGAGGTTAGCAAGCTTCCGGTAAACATATCGAGTTTCTTTTCCCGATAGGTGCCACAGTTTGATCGCCCGAACATGTTCGGTCTCTTCAGAGTACATATACTCATAACCGACTACCTTCGCTTGCTGTCGTGTTACACCAAGCAGCTCTGCGAAAACAGAATGAGGATCAGCTTGTGGCTTACCATAGGCCTCTGCCCAAGCATCTGGGACAAGGCTACGAACACCAAGTTCATCGACTAGCATAAAATTCCTCCAATACATCCCAAATTGCTACACTTGGCCCACCAGACATAAGACTCCAAATGACCATATCCTGGTATCCTTGACGACAAACGTCAGTTTGTCTGAACGCTTTGTGGAAAGATGTTGGGTCGCCCCAGTCAACCGGGAGATCATCCACGTTCTCCTTGAAGTATGCAAGCATCAGTTGCTCTTCAAGAGTGGGTTTCGAACCGACACGGGCCTCATACATCTCTACAAACTTAGCCCCGGTACGTTCTTCACGAGTTAAAGCCATTCTCCAGTCTCCATTTGTTTCGGTGTCAGAGTCTTTACCTGATTATCATCAACAGGTGCAAATCCAACAACAGGTTTATAACAGCGCTCTTTCTTTGCATCAAACACATAGAATGATGCCACAGCTTCTGGCTTTGCGCAAGTAGTATAATGGCGCTTATACATTCCATAACCACCCAAGTAAGTCACTGCCCAGAACATTGCCCCAAACATTACGGCTGAAAACACATAGGAGGCCACTTTTCCCTTCCAAGTAAGCCCTCCCGACAATAACCATCCTATGTAGGAAAACATAGCAAGCGGGATCAGGCTAGATACCCAATTGTGATTCATTGTAAACCATTCCCAGAATCCAATCATCAACTACCCTCCAAAAGATGAGCGACTGCTAACAGAGCTACCAAAACCACCACGAGAGGATGTGGTGCTACGAGAAACCGTTGTACGAGGAGACTGTACTGTTGGCTTTGCCGCAGAGCTTGTCACCTTGAACGTTTGACCAGGTCGTGCATTGTAGTTACGGAATTTATTGTCCATATACTGACCTGATCGATTCTGATATAGCGGTGCTGAATGATAACCGGAATTCATGCTGTTACCCATCATGTATCCCATCATCAACGGCATCCACGAAGAACCGCTATCTGAGCTGCTTGGATTGTGGTGGCACTGGTCACCGAACTCCGCGTAGCAGTCAGAATAAGTCGCATAGCGTGGTGCAGTTTCATTTGCAACCTTTTCTGCTTCTTGTCTTGCTGCCCGACACTGATCCGGTTTGTGAGTATCTGCAATACACTCATCAACATTTTTGTACATCTTCATGTCAATGTCTGCTTGCTCACAACCTGCAACTGTGATTGCCACCGCGAATGGCAGGGCATAACGCCCCACCTTGCGGAAAGCATTCTTATTGATATGCTTTGTTCTTTTCACACTCACTCCACCCCTGAACTTATGCCGAAAGATACTATGCCGAGAACTAATCCCAAAAACCCCCCAAGTATTACAGAGGTTTGGGCGTACTCGCCAAAGCCAGGGGTTCCGAATACTTCCCCCGCACTGATACCAACATAGTATCCGAGAGAGATAGATATTGCAAGCACAAAGAAGAACACCACTACACTGATGGTTGTGGGAATGATTAAATCACGCATGTGTGAGATTCCTTTTCTGTTTTACGCCATTTGTAAGCACCGTACACAGAGTTTAACAGGAAAGTTACCCACATTGCAAGGACTGCCCATCCTTGTGTTTCATGATGCATTGCTGTCTGAATCCACAGAGCCACAGCAACCACGTTAACAATAATCCACACATACCATTGTTCTGCATAACGAACCATCATCAGGTAGGTTGCCAGAACCGACAGGATTGCTGTAGCAGAATCGAGACCCGGCATACTCCCTTTCAGCAGGCTAACGAACTCGGCGTATAATCCGATAGTCACCAATGTCCCGATACCAACAATCCAGCGCTGTTTTGTGGTCAGATACTTCTTGATGACATCCGCACGTTCACCATCCGCAGAGACGGTTAACTTACGCGCCCAGATTACCCCACCAATGACCTGCATGGGGGTGAACAACAGGGTGTACATAATCGTCTCACCGTACAACTTGTACGTGAAGGAGATATATGCATACAGCACCGTTGCCACAAAGCCCCAGTAATAACTGGAGAGCTTACCTTTTGCCACCAGGATAGCTCCGATGATCCCGGTAACAGAAGAGATGAACTCTACTAACCCACCGCCCATAGTCAAGGAGACAATGGCGATCGATGCCGAGCAGATGAGGAGCCAAAGATATTCAAGTTTTGACCAGCCATAAAAGTCGGTCCATGCTGTCTTAATGTACAGATTTGTATTCATGGTTATTCTCCTGTTAATCGTTTAAGAAGCGCTTCGATTTTAGGATCAGCCGCGCCGTTACCGTATAACTTATACTTCAGATCCAGAACCGCGTCAAGCAATTCAGGTGCTGCGGCAATGAGTTTGGCATCATCAAGGTTATTAATCTCTGAACACACGTCACTGTAAGATCGCCACCCGGAACCTACCTCAAGAGAGCCTGAGACAATGACCTTTATTTCATCGTCATCCTGAAATACTTCCCATGTATCTTTAGCCATTTTTGCGCCCCTTTTTCTTTTTATTTTTCATTTCTGACCGAACTTTAGTTTGCCAAGCCATTGCTTCGTCAACAGCATTCGGTCCGTCAAAAACTTGGTTCTTCTCATCTGACTTGAACACAAAATTAGTACCTTTGTTATCCATTGCCTGGAAAACCCAGCCTGTCAGTGTCTCCTCGATGATCTTACCACCGATCAGCAGACCATTACTCTTTGCATGAATTGCCATTTTTAACCCTCCATTACAACTGGTAAGACAGACCTGATCCCATCTCGCCATGCTAACCAACACATCACTTGTAGGTTTTCACGCTCCTCTGCATCTGGAAAAAGATGTGCGGGTGCGTTTTTATCAAACCAGCCCATAAATTCTTTAGACATTTTGACTCCTCTGTTTTGCCCATTCGATTGCCGCAAGTATCACATCACAGTGACATGCTACCTCTTTGTTCGGCTGTTTACAGAAGCATACAAGGTCTTTACCATCCAAGTCAAGAAGATCTTGAATAGTAATTTTCCCAGCACGGATCTGTTGCCATAACCATACGCGATAGCGCTCAATCGTTGCCCCGCGAGGCTCATCCTTCGACAACTTATATGGGTTAGCGAATTTAGATTGCTTCAGGCCCAAGTGGGGCATTGCTCGCCCCATGTACTCAGCATTTTCAGGGATCACTTTACCGATGTGGTAAAAGTTGAGAACTTTAGCCATTATACAGATACACGGCTGTGCAGCTCGCGAGACATAGCCACCAACCATTGTGTGATGCCATAACCCTCGTACTCATCAGTAAGACTGGAGTCTGTCAGCAACCAAATGATGGCGTTCCGCAAGTGGTCATCTGACATATGGGTCAGCCTGACAACCTTCCCGGATTCTGTTTTCCACACCATGATACGTTTTGGTGGGCGAATATCCTCAAGACCCGCAGGGGTGATCATCATACCGGAACACCCGCAGCCACAAGCTATCACTTTACCATGCCCGATAAGAGAAGAGAGAGCCTCTGTAGTGGCAGGCTCGCCAAATTTATCAGCCACCTCTTTGTGGTACGTCCATCCCTGCTTTTCCTCCAAAGACTTCTCTAAGAAGTGGAGAATTTCCAGATTAGTTTGATCCATCGTTATCACCTTTTAGGTACGCCACAATCCAATCCGCCGCCTCCTCGTACTCCTCATAGCCGAAGAATTTACGGCGAGAAAAATATGTATCGTCATCAGGCACATTCGTCTGGTAGTTGAAGTTACCAGGCTGACCCCAGTACACATTGATCTGGTCACTGTTCCGGCACTCAGAAAAAGAGACTTGCTTTGAAAGGTCATTATCACATTTGTGATTCCATTTGGTTATGGAGAACCCTTGCTCACGACAGTTAGCATAAGCTTGAAGACCTTCCGCTAATTCAGGTGCCTTTTCCAAAATAATCTTCAGAACACCAAAAGCCTGCTTCATGCTTGAATTAGTTACGTTCATCTTGTTCTCCTTTTTGTGCGGATATTTTTACCATGAGTCTAGCCCATGCCTCTGAATCGCTCTTACGAACGATGCTAACACTGTACGGCATACTGTCGGTGTCCCGAATGAAACGCTCACTTTGAGATTTCAAAATTGCATCAGGATGGTATACCATCAACATCAGGCTTCCTGTTGCCCCACGGTATTGACAAATCTCTACAGATTCCTCACCGTTCCACTGGCGAACCAATACTAAATCGCCAACCTCAAGTTTAGGAAACCCCATTCTGTTCTCCTTTGATATTCAGCAATTTACGGACAGCTTCTTCGGCTTTCTGAGTACGTTCTTTGTAATCACTTCCTGAGATAACTACCACCTTGCTTGTATCGTAAGATGTCCTGATCATTGTGTCAAGCAAAGAATGTGTTTCTTTACGCTTTTCTGGCGTATCCTGCAAGCGAAGAGGATCAGCAACCCACGGAACCTCTGGTGTGAGGAACAGGAATAGGTCGTAGAAGTTGTAGCTCTCTTCACGGCTCAGTGTGCGGAACAGAAGATCGGAGTAGTCGATCTTTTCTGCACAAATGCCAGAGAAGTGAGTGATCAGGTTTGTGGTGTCAGAGAACATAACCCCACAACCACCCCAACCAGCTAACTCCATTTCCTTCAGGCGATGCTCCATTGCGATACGAAGATAGTCTCCACGAGACATTGCTAACTCACTGGAGTGGTATTCACGCTCACAGATAAGCCTCCCGATCTCAGGAATCCAACCAGCACCGAAGGTATGCGCCAGATGTTTTGTCAGGGTTGTTTTCCCTGTGCTCTCAACACCAATAATGGCAACCTTTTTCATGAACCGTTTACGTGCAGGCCACGCCAGGTTGTAGAAGTTGTTGTACGGGTCGTTACGGATCATTGTGGCAGAGATAGGAACAGCTTTACGTTCTGCGTCGATAACTACATGCTTCGCTTCAGGGAAGAACTCACTGAAGTAAGACTCATACTCCGGCTCAGAAGAGAAAGCAAAATCGTACTTAACGAACGGTTGCTTTTCACGGATCAGTTTTGCATAGGCAGCACTGCCTTCAGGGTATCCTGGGATATTCGACTCATCAACGTAGTCTACCTTCACGTTGTCAAGTCCCTCGTCGGCAATGACATCCAGCAGGTCACGATAACGATCAGCAAGTCCCAGCTTAGGACGAATCCACTCTGGTTGTGCGTCAACGAATTTCTGGTCATAGGACAGGAACAGATACAGAGCACTAACCTGAGAAGCCGCCTGGCGAATGAATTCAATATGTCCGTTGGTCAGCGGTGCAAACTTTCCGAAGATAAGGCCGCGAGTAATCGTCATTTGTTTTTCTCCATTGATTCAAGGGCAATGCTGTATAGAACTTGAGTCTTCTTCATTTTGGCAAGTTCCACTTCAAGCTCTGCGATTTTAATTTTCAATTCAAGGGTGTCGCGTTTCAGTAGGGACTTTGCCAGTTCACTATCAACGGACTCGTTAATATCATTCGGGTTTGCTTCAGGATAAAACTCTGTTGCTTGTGCAGAGCAAGAAAGCGCGAGCAGGGCGGCTAGGATAATCTTTTTCATTTGAATCTCCTCTTGAGATTATTTAGTCAGAATTTAGTAGCGAGACCACTTCACTCGACCACCGTCGCAGATCAGTTTGTTCTCAACGATAACACCATCAACCGAGTTAGCAAGGCGTTGCTCACCGTTAGGCTTGCAATTATGGGTCACGTTATCTGCGATGTCAAGCGATATGTAGGCGACAACTGCAACAACAATCACAATAACCAACGGACGCACCCAAGGCATGAATCCACGCATTTATTTCTCCTTACCAGCCGGAAGTATCGACAATCACGCCGCCCAAAAGAAGCAGGAAGAATTCAAGCATAAACATACCGAAACCTGCTCCCAAAATTTCTTTTGTTTGTTGCTCATGGTCTGCTGTAAATGAAAGCCCCAACGTTGTCAGCATGGTCAGGGCCATAAGGCCTAACACTGCATAAATAAAATGTGAAAGCTTCATAGGGCGATACTCCAGAGATGCACCGTAAAAGCAGCGTTGATGACTGCACAACCTACGTACACCGTGCGGTGTGTTTCATCTTTTGAAAAGACAGCGCCGAAGGCACAAGAAACACAGGCCACTGCTGCCAGAACTAAAAAGAAATAATTGATTGCCTCTAACATACACCCTCCAGGTTATTTAGCTTCCATAACAATAAAGCCCCTCAACCATGAAGTCAAGAGGCTTTTGAATTATTTTTGCAGCTCCTTAATGTAGTCCCGCAAACCGCAAATCATATTATATTTTGCCGTTTCTTCTTCGGTGAGCGGTCTGACTTCTTCATCCACACCAACATTGTTGTGGTGGTCCCACCCGGCGTCTACATGGACAAGTACAAGAAACGGTTCATATCCTCTTTTACGTGTTTCCCACACGGCCCGCTCACCAGTAAAATCTGCTGGTAAGCTATAGATGAAGTCCCTCAGCAGTTCTTTGGTGAGGACATCTGCGAGGTAGTCTGGTGTTTGTGCCTTGACAATATTCATGATCTCTTCATCAGAGATATCTACTTCCACATTCTGTACAATAGTTTGTTTGCCAGTTACTTTCATTTATCCTCCAACACAAAAAGGCCCCGAAGGGCCTTGGCGGGCAGATTACAGAGATTCCAGCTCTTTCAGGATCTCTTCACGAGACATCGCTGCATCTTTCTCGTTATCCTTCTCTGCCAGCAGGTCCAGAAGTTTACGCTTACGCTCAACCTTCTCTTTCGCTGCCTGGCGATCCGCGATCTCCGCTTTACGCACCGAGATGATGTACTTCAGGATATCCAGCTTCAGGTTTGCTTCGCCATTTACAGCACTGGCCTCGACAACGAAACTTTCTTCAGCAGATGCTTTCACATCACGGTTAGCCAGTTTGGAAACCGTATCCAGGCTGGTATTACCAGTCATCGGCAGATCCCACAGATCTTCTGTGGTCAGTAGACCTTTCGGGCTTGCAAAACGCAGTTTTTTACGGGTAGCCAGTTCGAACAGGGTAGCGGTATTTGCGATGGTAGTATTGATGATTGACATATTTTTGTTCTCCTCTTTTAGTTTTTCAGTATGCTGCGTTCTTCAAGAATCGCAGCCAATTGTTGTTCAGTTGCCCGGTACGTAAAGGAGTGCAACATTTTCTTTGCAGTTATGTACGCACACCCGAACTCATTGCATATCCTTTGGTAAGGATTTTCTGGAGGAGCGAACCCCTCCAGACATGCAACGAGTCTATCAGTTACCGGGGTTGGTTGCAACCCCGTTTTCATCAGAATTTAATCTTCAGGGTGCGGTTGAAAGAACCAGTAACCTTCACAACCAACTCGTTACGCTGGGTAGACGAGAAGCCCAGGCCGCTCAGTTGATCAGTGGAGTGTTCAGCTTTGAGCTTGGAACCCAACACTTCGAACACTTTACGATGCTCATGCAGCTCGTCACGCAGATACTCATTGTAGAAGCCACGAGTATCGTCAGGGTTAATGCAACCTTCCAGCATAAAGAAGTAGTGTTTGTTACCTTTGGTCTGACCATCCCAGAAGTTAGGAGAATTCAGCACCAGAGAAACTTTCTGGAAGGTCTCGGTAGAGACGCCCCATACTTCTTTCGATTGCTTAGTATGCCCGATGCTGTCTACAATTTCAACACCTTTCGCACGAGAATACTTAAAGGTTACAACGGTCTGGCTCTTGCTATTACCCAAAGCTTGCGGGTATGCAAAGTTGAACACTTGGCCTTTGTATTCCATCTGTACTTCGAAGCCAACGCGATCAGTCATGCGCTTATTATAGTTGTTAACAACAACCTTGTAAACACCTTCCGTGATATTACGCTCATTTTCCCACGTAACGTTCTCAACCGGATGGTGTGCGTCTGACTTGCCATAGGCATTCATATCCACATCCAGCGTACCCGTTGAGCGACCACGTTTGTTACCGAAGTAAATTTGACCGCCACCAGGCTCGAATACGTGCAGGTCGAGGTCATCACTGTTGTACCAGGACAACGAAACACGCAGGTCACCAGTCACGCTACCGCCAGCGGCTTTCACACGCTCCTTGATGGAGTCAGTTACTTCGCCATTATACGACCAGGAGAAGCCGTTATCCCATTTGAACAGGTTAGGAGCACCTGCGTTTGCCGGGGCAACCAGGCTCATCAGGTTCGGTGTCAGACGACCTTCAACCAGCGCTTCGATAGTGTCCGCTTTCGGCAGAACGTTATTGATGAAATCCTCAATGCTGATCTCTTCTACTTTCGACAGTGACTTCGGCGCGTTTTTGGTTGACGCTGCCAGTTGCTCGAATACGTTCATCTGGGCCTTTGCAGAACGGTCAGCAAACAACACGTTGTTGATCGTCAGGTCAGAGGTCACCGCAAAGCGACGTGCCAGAGATTCAGTCAAGCCGAGGGCTTCAACCTTCTCTTGTGCTGCCTTGATCATGCCCGGAGTTACCAGAGCTGTAGTACGCTTGTAGTTGGTCCCTGAGACTTTGTCTTCAAAGGACTTCACTGCGGCTTCAAGATCAATACCTTCTGCCAGATCGCTCATCAGTGTACCGATGACATCATTACGGAAGCGGCCCAGTTTACCCAGCGTTTCACTTTGTTTCCAGCAGAAGTTCATTCGCTGATCTTCCGGCGTTTTGTCGTATGCACGTTTCGCCTTAATAAAGGCAGCAACAATGTGCTTTTTCTCATCACCACGGTACAGAGAGCCTTGGTTGATCAGGTCCATTACCGTTTCGGCAGAGTCCATATCGATATCTTTCAGAGAACGTGCCAGCACAGTTGCGTTGTCACGGTACTCACCCAGGGCAGAAGGGATATCTTCACCACGTTTAACCAGTTCGCGAGGCAGGGCCTGATGGAAGTGGGTCCAGGTTTTGGTTTTCCCATTTTCCAGCAGAGCTACGTTGCTCTCAGTACCAACGCGGCCTTCGAAGTGGAAGAAGCGATCGCGGATCTCGGCGCTTTCAACACGCGCTTTCATCGCATCGGCAACAACTTGGTAGTAACCACCAACTTTAACGTCCCAAATAGAGACCAGCTTGCCGTTGTGAATCGCGACTACTCGGCCCAGAGTACGGATGTAGCTCTTGCAGCAGTTACAGTCATATTCACGGCGCTCTTTATACATCAGATTGGTGCCTTCCGGGAAAGAGTCGAGGTACAGATCGTACAGTTCATCTTTCGGTACATCGACCGTGTAAAGCGCACCCAGCGCTTGCATGACAGCGAACTGAGCTTTCAGAGCTTTTACGAAGTCAGCGTAAGGTACGGTTTCATATTTTGCGGTCATTTCGTTCTCCTGTTTGTGAAGTTATTTTGAAGCGAGGTCTCTCGTCTTCATGTGATACACTTTAATGCTATTCGAAACGGCTGTCAACACTATTTTTAAATTTCTTGCAAATATTCAATCATGGTCTCGAAGCTTTTATTCTTATAGCGTCTAGAAGCCAATGACCAGCCGGGGTACTCATTGTCGGTATCGGTAGTGTACACCATCCACTCACCTGCAACTTTCCTGAAAAAGCTGACATAGTACGCCCAATTGCCGCCAGGAGTAGGATGTCCTGGATACATAAAATAATGGGTTGCTTCTTTAGGTTTGTTCGGGAACATGATTTCTCCTATGAAAAAAGGGGCCGAAGCCCCTATCGTTAATGGCAATCAGCCCAGGATCGTCCAGTCAGGTATGCTCCTGTAATATGCACGGGGCTTCCCATGATACGAGCGGCCTTCTCTACACATTTTACAACCATTTCACCAACAGGGCAATACTGGATGTGGATTTTCCCATCGTCTCCGAAAATACCCTCGTAGACTGTATTTCCTTCCGCATCTTTGACTTTATCACCATTTTCATCTTTGACAGCCTTTCTCCATTCATGCCCATCAAATACCCGGCCTTTTGCTTCCCATTCTTTTACGAAAGCTGTTGCCTCTTCCAGGGTATCAAACTCCCACTTCTTCAAGTATTTCTTAGGAACCTGGAGCTGGTATTCATCGTGGTAGTAAATCAGGCGACGAACGTCATCATCATACCAGCCACGCTTGATCAGTTCCCAGTGAAGCAGGATACCAACCAGATCGAATAGAGATGCACCACCGTTTTGCTGGAAAGCATTCAGAAGAGAGTGCTTAGAACGGGTCCAAATCTTACGACCATCGAGACCAGGGATATAACGTTTACCCGTTGCTTCCCAGAAGTTTTCAAGCCATTCCTTACGACCTTTCAAACCAAAGTTACTATCCCAGAAAGCATCTATTACCGCCTGTGCCTTGTCAAGGGAAATGTGAAGCATTGCTGCAATCTTAGCTGCCTGAGCACCATACATGATGCCGTAGGTTACCCCTTTACCACCGTTACGCGTTACCAGAGTACCAGAAGCTTTGGTGTATGCCTCGGCGTTTCGTGCGTGGGCATCTCCACTTTCCATGATACGGAGGTATTCACCACCATCGAACTGATATGCACCCCATGCCGCGATCATACCTTCGAGGTTAGAACCATCGATACCGACTTGGTAATATTCATCGGTCACACCCCAGAGACCACGCATCTCTTTACCCAACAACACCTTAGGATCTGGCTTAGGCATGTTTGCACAAATGGTGTGCTTACAACGCCCGGTGTTAGTGATACCAGAGAAACGAGCTGGAAGTTTTCCATCAATCGCCAGGCGAGGATGATTCAACAGCCCTGTATCGTTTTTATCCTCGTCAATAGGGTCGAGAACAGAACGACGGTTACGTAATGACAGCCACTTAACAATCTGTTTAGCCAAGTGAACATCGATAACTTCAAGGTTAGGACACAGCTTGCCAAAGTTATCCTTCAACTGTGGTGAAGTCGGCAGTTGACGAGCTTTGCGTCTGAACTTCTTGAAGATCTCCTCGTAAACACGATCAGAACCATGACGATGGTCGAACTTGTTTTCCGAGATATTGAACTTTGCGTCACTATTATTTAAGTGCTCAAGAATCAGAGATTTATACTCGGACTCTCCAAGTTCTTCGATGTACTTACGCACCAGACCATCAACCTCCGCATCATCGCGGGTCTTTTTGAACTGGTCTTTCGTCACATCTTTAACACGCCAGAGCGTTGGTTTCCATCCCGCATCGCGGATCAGGTACTTCTTGATGTCGTCCTGGTTCGAGATCTTCATCGGAACCATCAGGTCTGGCATCTTTCCAGCACGAAGATCGGCAATTGCCTTTTCCATTAGGTCTGGTGGCAATGGGACAAGGGTATTCTCTTTCTTTATCTGGCTTCTAATGAAGTCTGGCATCGCTGCCGGGTCTTCAACACCATTCTGGATACAGTATCTTTCCCCTGCTGCACTTACATCACCGTTACCTTTAAACGCCGTCTTCGGTGGACCTTTGAATTCCAGCGCTTCACGATTAACTGGATATCCCAGCTTGTATTCTAACCAATTCCACCCGTGATGGGAAATTCTTCCTGCACCATCAAAAGGATTAGCAGGGAATTTTGGCTGTTGAGACTTCGTCATCTCTTTGAGCGGGAGTTGAGGTTCTACTTCTTCCTCAATCTCTTTCATCATTACATCAATACGGTCTCTCAGCTTTTCAGCTTCATGCTTATTGAATGGAACACCCTGAATTTCTTGCTCAATCATCAGGTAATCAGTCAACATACGGCGGCGTAGCGCGTTCTTCCAGTTGATCTGCCGCATCCCTTCCGGTTTATCTTTGTACATGAACTGCTTGTCATCAGGCCAGCGAGCACCTGTAGATTCATCGATCAGGGATTGCCATACTAACTCGTTGATTAAAACGTCTTCCCAGACACGATTAACGTATTCCCACAAGGGTTGGTTACGCCAGTCATCGATCTGAACTTTCTTGTTTGCTACGCGGTAGCCCCAGGCCAACAGGCCATGAGGACCTACACGGTCTCGCTTCCCGGTTACCGGGTTAAGAACAGAGTCAGGGCAACCGTTGGGCAATGGACGGTCAGGATAAAGCACACGGCTCATAGAGAGAGTGTCGTAGAGATTTACCTGTGTATCCCCAATCGTCCCCATGCACTTCGGGTCTTTGAACATATCATATTCAATGCCCGATAACTTCTTCCACAGACGCAGGTCATAACCAAAAAGGTTGTGAATCGCAATGCCGCGAGGCTCCGTTTGCAACCAAGTGTACAGCTCGTCATAAGAAAGAATCCTAAGGTTAGCCTCTGTCTTGCTACGAGCGTAAGCTACTGCGCTTTCATATTCCGGGTGGTTTGGGTCAAGGAAGAGGACCCAATTGTTAACACCAAACTCTTTCAGTAGTGTGCAGTGGTACTTTGTAACTTCATCAAGCAGCCCATCTGCTTCATTATCCCCTATAAAAAGACCTCTCATTCATCCCTCGCAAAAGTGTTATGGTACTTGGCTCTTTCTCTTTTAGCTACATCTGCCGCTTCTTCAAGACTGTCAAAATATCCGCAGTGGATTTGTTTTCTGTTAACACAGATCTGCACCTGCCATTTACCAGCATGTTCTTTCCAGTAGACACACTTATGGCCGG